GCCTGGGTGGGGGCGGCTCCCCCGGGATTGATGGCCGGGTACGGAAACAGGTAGAGCTTACCGGGAGCGTGGTTTTCGAACGCTTTGTTGCACTGGGCGAAAAGGGCCTGGGTCATCGGGGGGTCTCCTCAAAGGGGGCGGGGTGGGCGGCTACCATTCCGGGCGCCACATGTACAGGAAGCTGAAAATCATGACGGTGCCGGACAGCGGGACTTCGCCCTCGGTGCCGCCCCACTCCTGGGTTCCCCAGGTGGTTTGGGCAACCAGGCGGCCCTGGGTTCCGTCTTCGAGCAGGGCCTTCCGAATCAGGATGGCCATCGGGTCGGTGCTGTCCTCGGCCGGCCGCCCCACCCCGGTATAGTCCACGGCCACCGAATAGACCCGGGTGTGCGGGCGGGTGGAATCCGCTTCCTCGTTGACCGCCTTGTCACCGTGGGAATAGATGCAGATGGCCGGGAGAAGGGCTGGGGGCAGGTCCGTCCGGGGCGAGAGGTAAGAGGCATACCCGGTGGTCTCGAAGATGGCGCCCACCATGGCATACCGGATCAGCTGCTGGACGGTGCTCATGGCGCCCCCAGGAAGGCCCGGGTGACGCTTCCGCCGCCGGAGAGCTGGATGTGCACCACCCGCCAAAGCTGGCTGTTCCAGGTGAGGGTGTCCCGGGTGGGCTGCAGGTCCGGCACGTCCGCAGAGGCGAACCGAAGGGTCCTGGTGCGCCCGGCGGTGACGTTCTCACCCACCACGGTGTCCTCGACGGACGCCACGCCCGGGACGCCAGTAACCCCGGTCCCGGAGGCCAGCGTCACCGGCTCACCAAAGTCCTTGGTCATGCTGCGGGCGTCCTGGGCGAGGTTGGGCATTACTTGATGACCTCGGCGGCCGGGGCAACCGGGACGGGCACGGCCTTGTTCACGCTGAACAGGGTCTTGGCGTCGGAATCGGGGATGTCGACGAGTTCGTCGGGCTCGACGGTCTGCCCGAGGACGATCGTATGGGCGGTGATCTTTACTTGCATGGCGATTCTCCAGGAAGATGAGCGTCAAAAGGAGCGAGGGGGCGGGATCACTCCCACCCCCTCAACCGACTAGCAGAGGGCGTCCAGGGTGGCCGCGAAGCTCTGGATGTGCCGGTAGTTGACGTCCACCAGTTGCGTGGAGATGACCCGGATCAGGCCCTGGGTGGCCAGGGTGTAGGGATCGGTCAGGATGTCCAGGGCGCCCCATTCCGCGATGATCAGTTCGCGCCAGACACCGTAGAGGATGGCGCTGAGAGCCGTCCCGCTTCCCTTGGTGAGGTTGTAGGGAACCTGGTTGGTGACGTAGGCCGGATAGCCGTTGACGTCGCCGATGCCCTTGCTCCCGATGGCGGACTCCCACACGAACCGGGCTCCCGAAGCCTGGGCGACCAGGGTCTGTTTGAGGGCGCCGCGCACCTTGGTGTTGGTGAGGTAGGCCGCGTCCGAGGTATCCACGTTGCCCAAGGCGACCTGGGTTTCCATGGCAACCACGTGGGCGAAGTCCGGGGCCGCTCCATTGGTTCCGAGGGGGACGATGGTCAGCCCGGTGGCATTGGCGATGCCCATGGGCTGGTTGCTGGAACCGGCCCCGAACATGCCGGCCATATCCACCGCCAAGGCGTGGGACTGGGCCAGATCCTGCATGACGTAGGTGTCGGCGAAGCCAGCGGTCTGAGCGAGCAGCTGCTTGGAATAGGCGCGCTGGGCCATGAGCTGCTTGGGCGTCATGGTGAAGACCTGAAGGGTGGGGTCCCCGTTGGTGACGCCAGGGGCCACCGGATCATCCCCGGTCCACTGGGCTCCAGGGGTGCTGATCTGGCGGGCGAAGGGGATGTTCCCAACGCAGCCGGGGAGGAAGGTGCAGCCAGCCCTTCGCAGCGCCAGGGCCGCGTAGAGGAACTCGATGAAGGTCACCGGCTCCTGGGAGATCAGGCCGGAGGCCGTCGCCTGGACCGTGGCATCCAGGGCGCGCTTCATGCCCAGGTTGGTGGGTACGTAGATGCCCTTGGCTTCCCGGCCCAGGGTCTTCTGGATGTCCTGGGACACCTCACGCTCGAAGCAGTTGATGCCCGTGGCCTGGGCCATGATCGCCCGGGCGATGGAGTAGGACTTCTGCTCCTTCTCGGAGAACTGCACCGCGGCGGCCGGGGTGGAAAAGGGGTTGCCGCTGCGCTCCACCAGCTTGTCGGTGATGATCTTGCGGACGGCATCCCCGCTCAGGCCCCGGCCCAGGGCCTCCCGGACTTCCTTGTCCAGGCCCAGGCGCGCGCCGGCGCCCTGGAGTTCCAGCGCCTCGTTCATGGCGTTGGCGCGGATTTCGTCGGGGGTCTGGGTGGTGGCCTGGTTGGCCGCATCCTTGGGTTCCATCTCGGAACTCCTTATGAGATTGGCCGGGTGGCCGTTGGTGTTGAGATCCCTGGCCCCGGGCGTTCCGGGGTCCTGGGGGTTGGGGTCGAAGTTGCGGCCTACGCCGACACGGTCATCAGCCGGAATGGCGACCAGAGAGGCCTCCATGGGCGTCCAGGATGTGATCCGGACCTGGTCCGGGGCATCTCCGACTCCCTTGGTGACCTGGTAGTCGTTGATGCGGTAGCCGACGCTGATCTTGGAGCGAATCCCATCCTGAACATCGTTGAAGACGTCCTGCCCCTGCTGGGAGCGGGAGAAGTGGATGTCGCCCCGCATGATCCGGTCCGCGTCAAGTGTCACGTTTTCCAGGGCCCCGATGTGCTGATCCGGATCATGGCCTAGCAGGGCGGCCGCGCCGTTCTGCATCCGGGACATGTCCACTTCGCCGGGGTTGTGGCCCAGGGTTTCCACCCCGAACCAGCGCTCCACCGGGGTCTCGGAGGAGATGGCCACCCGGACCGTCCGGGCTTCGGTATTGACCGCGGCCCGGTCCAGGGCGACCGTCCGATACTGGATACCCTTGATCGACCTACTTTCCATCGGTGCCCTCCTTGGGGGGATTGGTGTCCTCGCCGTCATTGTTCACGCCCGGTTCGCCCTCGGTCTCGCCATCGTTCTTGCCGGCCGGGGCCGGGGCCTGGATCAGGGGGCCCACCCGGAGGTTCAGGGCATCAATGAGGTCCTGCTCGTCCTTGAGTTCGTAGGCGACGTCCTCCCAGTCCAGGCCCTTCTTGGCCAGCACCTTGGTCCGGGTGTTCACGGCGCCCGCGATGGATTCCAGGTCTGCGGCGCTGTCCGCCCGGGGGTCAACCCAGTCCCAGCCACGGGGGTGGAACTGGTGGGCGCTGAACTGTTCCAGGGTCACTCCTGCGGGGAGCTTGAGGACCCCGGAGAGCCACGCGCCCAGCATGAATTCCGCGTGGGCCCGATCGCACAAGGTCTGGATGAGGCGGATCTGCTGTTCCTGGAAACTCTCGTGCTGGCTGATCGTGCCCTGCCGGATGGAGCTGAAGGAAACGCTGGTCAGGTCCCCCGCCAGCTCGTGGTAGGCGACGCCCAGGCCAGAGGCGATGCCCTTGAGCATGGACTTGCTGAAGGCCTCGAAGGCCGTGCTGGGGTGCTTGACGTCCGGGAACTCCACCTCGATGCCAGCGGGGATGCCCATGTAGGCGATCCCGGTGGAATTCCCGCCCAGGTTCTGGGCGGCCATGATGGGGTCCACCAAGGCATTGCGCTCCAGCCGGTCATCATCGTCGCCGTGTTCGTCAATGGCGCCGTTGGGGCTCTTGAGGATGCCGGGCCGCTCACTCTCATGGCGGGCGCAGGCGACCTCGGCTTCCCAGTAGTGGCCCAGCATGGAGAGGATATACATGACGCTGGCGCAGGCCGGAACGCCACGGGACTGGATGGCGCGGTCCGGATCCAGCCCGTGGATGATCTGGTCCGCCGGGATGATGATCTTCGCGCCGTAGGCCCAGCCGCCCACCATGCCGTTGCGGATCAGCTTCGGGTCCGTGAAGTGGTACGCCACGGGCTTGCCGTAGGTGTCCATCTCGATGCCCATAACGATCGGGTTGATCCCGGGCGAGCCGGCCCGGCTGTACGTGTGGTCCAGGAGGTCCGCATCCAGAAACGCAAGGGAGAACCCGAATTTGTTGGGCGCGCCCCGGACGATCCGGATGAACACCTCCCCATCCAGGGCCAGTGTCCGCACGAAGAGGCGGCACACGTCCTGAAAGGAATACCGGCCGCTCATATCGCAGTTGCCGGGCTTGCACCATTCCTGCCATGCGGCTTCGATCTTGGTGACGTAGGGATCCCGGAGCACGCCCTTGTTCTTCGACTTGAACAGGCTCTGCATGGTGACGCCGTTCGGGCCCACCACGTTGTTGCCAAGGAGCCGGAGGTAGTGCCTCATGAACGGGTTGTTGTTGGCCAGGCGCCTGGAGTTGGCCCGGAGGGCCAGGGCATCGCGGCGGATTTCCTCATCCTTGGACCGCATGGCCATCAGGAACCCGCCGCCGTACATCGTGGCGCCGGTGTAGAAGGCGCCGATGCCCGGGCCCACGGCTCGCTTGGCCTTGACCGGGGCCTCGAAGGTGGTCACGCCCAGGGGAGCCTGGCGCTTGGGTTCGAAGGTGGCTCCGGCACTGAAGGACACGGACGCCCGGGTTTCGGGCCCGGTGAAGGCGGAGCGGACGCGGGAAAGGAGGCTCATAGTGGGTTGAACCTCACAGGGACATGGGTGAAGAACGACTTGCCCCGCTGGCGCCCGACCACCCCGGCGTAGTAGGCCCGGAGCCGCATCAGTTCGGCATGGTCCATGTGCTTGGCCTCGATGCCGTTGTCCAGCTTGTATTCCGTGATGGACTCGCTCAGCCGGCCCTCGAGCACGGCGGTGATGGCGGCCAGGCACTTTTCGGCATGGGTCCGGGGGTCGTAACCGGGCGGGGGAGCCGCGGGGTTGATCCCAACCCGGAGTTCCCCGCGGTCGAGGGTCTGGCGCTGGGTTCCATCCGCGCTCTGCACGATGAGGGTCCAGTGGTATTCGCCAGGGGTCCACGCGGCTGTCTGGGCCGGGGTCTGGGCCAGGACAAAGCAGCTGTTCCCGTCAGCCATGGCCACCAGGACCACGGGCGCCGTCCCAGGGGCCGCGCCCACCAGGAACAGATACATGGTCAGGGTCCAACCGGGCCCGGCGGGATACTGGGATCGAAGGTCAATCGGATCCCAGGAGAAGCTGTCCCCGGCCTGGATCTTCTTTGGCAATCTGATCCACTTATCGTCCATGGGTCCAACTTTCAGACCTGGGCGGCCGAGGACTGTTGCTCTCGCATAGCAACGCCCCAAACGAACACCGCCCGCGGGAGGCGGGCGGCGGGGTGCGGGGGCGCAGGTGGGCCTATGGGGGGGGATCCTTGGCATCGCAGAAGTCAGGGACGGTGCAGCCCTTTCCTTGCAGGAAGCCCAGGAGGTGGGCATGGGACCGTTCGACAGCGCCGACCTGAAGCTGCAACTTGCCGATTTCCTTGAAGGCCGCTTCGATCTTCGCCACCACCATCGTTTGCAGGAGCTGCTCTACCTGGAGCAGCTGGGCCTTCTGATCCTGCTCGCGCTGCTCATCCTGCCGCTGGCGGTCCTGATCCCGGGCCCGGCGATCAGCTTTGAGGGTGGCCCAGATCGAAACCACGCTGGTGACGATCAGGCCAAGGATGCTGATGAAAATGCCGAGGGGGCTCACGCGTTAGGCCTGGGGGAGGAGAGAGCGCACAGGCGCGGCGGGGATGGTGACGATTTCGGGCGCGGAGGGGAACGGCGCAGGAACAGGGACCGGATCCACCGCGGCGGCGACCTTCAAGGCATCGGCCGCGACCTGGGCGTCGATCCGAGCCTCCAGCGCCTTGATCTGTTTCACCAGGGCCGCGATATCGCTCTGGACGTCCAGCTTGATGCTGGTGTAGATCCCCTCAAGGTCGCAGGTGGCCAGTTCCAGCAAGGCCTTGGCCCGCTTCTCCTCGGCGGCGACCGCCGCGGCTCGGGCGGCGAACCACGCCTTGATGGGCGGCCAGAAGTGGACGGCCAGGGCCACTGCCAGGCAGATGAAGGCCCACACGATGTGGGTTAGGTGGGTGGTGACGATGTCAGGCATGCAGACCTCCTTGGGTCAGAAGCGCCACAGGGCGGTGCCCTGGGCTTCGATGGTGGTGTTGCCGTTCCCGATGGGCCTACGGACCAAGGCCACGGCCACCCGGAAGGGGCCAAGGTCCCGCTCGGCGGCCGGTCCAAGGGTGCCGTTGCTGCCGTAGGTGATGCCCGCGGCCCAGGGCCTCACAGTGCTCTGCAGGGCGCCCACCACCACCCGGAGGCCGGCCGCCTCCTGCCGGTAGCTGTCGGCGGACTGCTGGAAGGCGGCGGCCTCATCGGTCTTGGTGGCCAGCAGGGCCTGGGTGCTGGCCAGGACCGTCTTGGTGTCGGCCAGGTCCCGGGCCAGGTCATCGATCAGCTTGCGGTCCGGTGCCACCTCTGCCAGGGACGGAGCAGCATCTGCCACAAGGCCAGGAACAGGTTTGGCTCCGGGGGCAGGTTGAACAGGACGGGAATGGAACTTGGCCACTGGCGCCCAGTCCTGATCCACTGCGGCATCGTCTCCCTTGAGCGGCGCGGTGTCTTTGACAACCTGGTCCTGCTGGTCCTTCGCTTTCGTGCCATCAGCCGCCCCCTTGGCGTAGCCCTTTGCCCCGGTCTGGTCATCCTTTGCCGCCTGGGCCATGCCGGCGGTGACCTGGTGCTGGACGTGCCGGGCCCGCGCGGCGTAGCCGATCCAGAGGCAGACGGCGGCCAGGATTGCGATGCCGATCAGCGTGAGATGGGACTTGATCCAGGTCATGGCCTACTCAGCCTTCTTGGCGAGCAGGACCTGCTTGGTGCTCAGTGCGTGGATCTGGTTCTTCAGACCGTTTCCGGGCATCACCAGGGTGGTCTCCGCCTCGAGGCAGCAAAAGTTCTCATCGCCGGAGATGGATTTGACCTCCAACTCCAAAGTGACAATGTCACCGGCCTTGATGAGGGTTCCGTTCTTGTCGTGGCTCATGAATTCCTCCTAGTCCCCGTTGGGACCGCTTTGCTTGTGATAGGCCACGCCGGCGAGACCCGCCACGGAGCCCGAGATGATGCCGAGGGCGCCCACTAGGCCGCCGTCAACGTGCTGGTCAAGACAGGCTTGGTACCAGACCGCGAGGGTCAGGACCGTAAGGCAGAAACAAAGCGTGCAGCCCGCGATCCACATCAGGGCCCGGCGAACTTCCTCCGGCTGGTCCGTTCGGATCAGCCTCTGGAAAAGGCTCATGCTCTTCTGCTCCAACTGGCCAATACGGCCAGTCGTAGGGGTGCTCTCCGTAGGGGTCGCCGGGATCAAACATGGCTCAGGCGGCATCGGGAATTTCCTCGGCCCGCTTCTCCCACCCGTTCAGGAACTTCCCTTCTCTGGGATGGGCCTGGGCCACCGCGATGTAGTGCTCCCGGGCGGCCTCGCATAGGGCTTGGAGCAGCTGGTTTGGTTCCTGGGCGTTGGTGGCCGCCAGGGTAGCAGGGCCCCACACGCCGTCATCGGCTACGCCCAGGATTTTTTGGAGGCATCTGACCTCGGTCCCGAGACCGCAGTCCACCCCGATATCAAACAGCTTCGAAGCGACCCTCTGATCAGAGACCCCGTCATAGCGCCAGTATTCCGGCGAGCCATAGACCTGCAGCAACTGGTCCGGAGTGATGTTCCACAGCTGGTCCAGTGTGGTGAAGCCGAGCAGCCGCTGGGCGGCTATGAAGGTCACCCCATGGTTGGTCGCTCCGCCAGGGTCGGCCGAATCGTTGACCTTGCCGCCCTCGTTACGGAGGAGGAAAGGCATTGCAGCGGAGAGCGTGGCCACGGGGAGGACCTCCAGAGACCCCAGAATGGAAGTCGGCCCCAGCCGGTGCGTTGCTATGGGATAGCAACGGGCATGGGAAGGCCCCCAGTGAAGGGGGCCGATCCTGGACAAGAGCCTATTCGGCGGGGTTGCACATGAGGCTGGTGTAGTAGAAATCACGCTGGATCGGGTTCCCGCGACGGGTCCTCCCGTTGTCCAGCCGGACTCGGACCATCCCGTAACCGTCTGCGGCGCCATCGTGGCTCACCGTCACGGGCGTGGGGTTGATCTGCCCATGGCGCAACATGACGAGCAGGCGGGTGCCTTTCTGGAACCGGCGGTTCAATTCGTCCTCCACCTGCTTGTGGATGGCTTTCGCGTCCTGGAGGAGTTTTTCGATGTCAGCCATATCGGCTCCTGAATGGGTGGTGCGCCTGGACAGGTGCTACGCGGGGACATCGGCCAGAGCGAACACAACGCCTTGGCAGTAGGGCTCTCCGTCATCGGAAATCTCGAAAGTCTCGTGAGGGATGGTGGTCTTGAAGGTCCAGCAGGGGCCTTTGCCCTCCTCCCGCCAAACGATCTCCAGGGGCGTGGCCGCAGCCTTTAGCTTTTCGAAGTGGGGGCACCTGTCGTTGTCGCAGTAGTTGATCAGGAGGCCAGCCTTGGTGAATCGAACCGTCTGGCCCTGCCAGGCGCTGACCTCCTCCCAGACAGCCCCGCGCAACTCCAGCAGGTCGTCACTGCCGCCGAAGGCCACGACTAGCCCGGCTTCCTTGGCTAGGGCCTCCTCCGCCTTGGTGATCTCGTTGGTGTACTCCCGGCCGTTGATGATCCGGGCCAGTTCCTTGGCGTTCATGGTTTTCCTTGCGAGATAGGCTCCGGGCGGAGCCTGGACAGGTGCGCTAGGCGCGGTGGGGTAGCTTGAGTTCTTCCCTTGCACGGGTAGCCCATCCAAGGAGGAGGTCTGCCGCTTGGCGTTTTTCTTCAAGGACCCGCCGGATGAGGTTTCCACCCCCAGGCGGGTCCTCTTTCGCCAATTCGGAGATACAGTCATTTACGGCTAACCGAATGTCTCCCGCGCCCATTTCAACGGCTTTAACGAAGGCTTCAGTAACTTGCATGGTCTTCTTTCCCCAGGCTGCACCTGGACATTCGCTAGACGGTGGCGGGTTCGGCGGTCACTTCGGCGGCGTCATACTGCCGAACGCCCCAGGTGATGGCGTAGAGGCACCAGATCATGCGGAAGGTGGGTCGGGTGAGGGACCATTCCCAGGAGTCATGGAACTCGAACCC